CAGTACGATGTGCAAATACTCGTTTGTGGTGCCAGTCGTGCTGAGATAAACGATGGTCCCGCTGACTCGGCATTTGCCGTAAACAATCGTGCGCGCTGAGATTGGATTGCGAACCGCCTGCGAGCGGTTTGAAAGCGAAGAATCGGCAAAGCTTGGCATCTTCGGCGAAAGCAGCTTCGACGCCGCCATTGATGCCGATGCGTAGGCTGCAAATTTCAAAACCGCCGCAACCGCTTTGACAGCGGTGAGGTAAATCCCTGAGGTCGCAACTGCGCCGGTTGGCACGCCTGCAAAAAATGCAACTGCCTTGATTGCGGCTGAGGTAAAAATGGCTTGTGGCATGTTAAATTTTCCAAGCTGTCTGGACGTTTGTAATCGGACCAAAGAGCAGACCAGTCTTAGCTGTGAAAACAGTCGTCTCGCCGAGACAAATTCCGAGCGTCATCCCGCGCCCGGTTTCTTGGGCAACGATGTCGCCGCGGCCGGCCAGCTTCGATGCGATGCGTTGCAGACCGAGCGCATCGACCAGAGCCTCCACGCCGCCGGCCTCGTCCAGAGCGCGAGCCGCACCAAGCGCCGACGTGTAGCGACCGCGCCAGGCCTTCGCGTGATCCTCGCCCGTGCAGATCTCGACCCAATCGGCAGCGAATATGCAGCAATCGTTCGAGCCCCAGGCGAAGGGTTGATCGCGCCGGGCTTCGATAAATTGCGCCAGGAGGTTTGGCCAGTTGTCGCGTCGTGCTGGCATCACATGTAAGAGGTGACTTCGGTCTCGCCGCCGCCTTCGTTGATCGGTGCAGCGAGCTTTGCATCGCCCCAGTAAATTTGTTTTTCCTGTATAGCGTTGACGAATTCCAAGCCAAGATCAGGAGGGCTGACCGGGTAAAGGTTTTGCTGTTCCTCGTGGGTGTATCGCACTTCGCGTGGCCGGCGGAAGTCCACCAGCTTATTCTCGGCGGTCATGATGATCGTGGATTCCTGACCATCGTCATTGATGGACATTATATCCATGCGGCCAGCGAAGATCGTAACCGGCGATGAGACCAGCGCGCCGGTTGCATCGAGCGCCCCAAATAGCACCGAGCACTCCTTGCCCTGGTAGTTCTCGGTGAGCGCTAGCGACACGTAAGCCGCCGGCACACCCGAAAGCTGGAAGTTAATTCCGCGCGCCGCCAGGTCGGTCGTCTCTTCGACCGGCGAGATCGTGCCAAGCGTGCCGATGCCTTGATAGGTCACGCTGCCGACCGTGATCGTACCGTAGCCGCTCCAAAGCCTGACCGGCGTCGAGAACGAAAACGAAGCAAGCAAGATCGGCGAGAGTTGCGACGCGCTGACCTCTGTGACCATGTTGGCCGAGAGTGACCGGCCGGCGGTGGTGATGCTCATGTCTCAACGTCCTCGATGATGGCAAAGCCGACGCCGTAGATGCTCGCCTCACCGATTGACCACTCGGTGCTCGGCGATGCCAGGCGGAAGACGCCCTGTGCGCGAGCTGCGTCGTTGGGCTTGCCGTAAACGATAGATGTGCCGCCCGCGTAGCTTTTGCGCAGCGCCGGGAAAACGTCCACGCTCGACGACGAGTTGGATTGGACGACCTTGTAAAGTGAGGTCGAGATTTGCAGCCAGTCGCCGACGGCGAATTGCCCGCTCGCGCCACTGATGCCTAGCGTAGTTCCGTTTGCCGTGGCGCTTGCAACGGTCAGCGTTCCAGTGACGCCGCCTCGGTTCGTCGGGTTGGCGTAGTCCTGGAAGTAAAACGTACCGCGCTGCGCCTTCAGTAGAAAGGAAACGATCTCCTCGGCGTCCGCGCGCTTCATGGGCGGGCAATCGACCGATCCGAGCCAGGCTTGGCCGGGCCAGTTGTATTGCTGAGTCTGGAGCGTAAACGGTGACGTGTTGCGCGAGGTCGCCGAGACGCCCGTAAACGAGAGCTGCGAGAGGTTAAACGGACTCGGCGGAGTGAGTGGATATGAAATGGCCATGAGGATCAGGCGAAGGCTGCGCGATATCCGCCACCGCGGCGAACCATATCGGGGATCTCGGCCTTTAGCCGGCGCCGCTCCTGGTCGAGGATCGGCACGAGTTCGGCGCGCGAGACGCCGGCCGCGATGTTGTAGTTGACCGTGACGCCTCCGCTGCCGGATCCGCCTCCGCTCATCTTGTTATTTGGCACGATGCTGCCCGATGCGTGCGGCACGAAAAGCTCCGGTCCTTTTTCTCCGACCATGTAAGCGCCGCCTGCGTTCACGGGTCCGCCCTCGGCGCGCATGCCAGAAAGGAAGGTGCCGATTCCCTTCGCGAGCGGCTGCGTTATCATGTTGCTGAAGACTAGCCGCACTAGGTCTTGGCCGATTGCGCGCAGCGTGTCGCTGAGTTTTTGACCAGATAGAATTGCGTCTTCAAACCCGGTGGCGAGAATTTGGCCGGCGTCGTCGAAGAGTCTGTTTTGCTCCTTCATGAGAGCGTTAATTTTTTCCTCACGCGCTTGGATTCTTGGAAGAAGCTCGAGTAACTGTTCCTTTGTCCTGATTTGAATCTGCGTATTTTCCTCTGGAATGTCTCTTCTTAAACCAAAATCCTCGCGCGCTCCCAGTAAATCACTCACGCGCATTTTGTCCGCTTGAAGGTTTTCGCGCAACTGTTCAATGGTCGCAACAGATGTTTGGCTTTGAACGACCCCCAGTTGCTCGGTTAGTTTCTTGAGTTTTTCCGTCTCTGATACTTCGTCTTTTCTCAGGTCATTTAAAATCTTTTGGAGCTCAACTTCTTTTTTCGCGGTAGCAACTGGATCGCCTTTTCCGCGCATTGCTTCCAGTTCTGCACCGAGCGTTTCGGCAAGATTCTTTTTTGCCGCAGTCAGTTGCTCCTGCGACATTCCTATCTGGTCAAAGTCTTTTTTTAATTCGGCCAGCGTTGCGCCCGATGCCTCAATCTCTTTCCTGAATTTCACGAATTTCAGATCGTCGAGCTTTTGCTTGATTTCATCTTTTGTAAGTGGCGTAAAAGCGTTTCCTATGCTGATGCCAACTTGCGCTAGAGCTAGCGGCAGCTTCATGAAAAGGTTCAACGTATTCTCGACGAGATTCTCCATCTGCATCGCGGCCACGATTTGCTCGTCACTGAATCCTATTTCTTCGCCAGCGGTCGCGACCTTGTCCAGGCGCTGCTTCATCATGTTCAGCGCGCCCATCACGGCCTCGCCACCGAACGCCAGCTTGGTGATCTTGGAAATCGACTGCGTTGATTTCTCCAGCTTACCGAGCGAGTTCTGCACGCTAGCAAACGCGGCTTTCGTCGCATCGACCGCCCGGAGTGTGAATGATGCTTCAGCCATGTTGTTTTAGTTTTCGGTTTTGGTATTCGATGTAAGCAATCCAGCCGGTCAATTCCTGCGCCGGCATGGCAAGAATTTCATGGGCGCATTTATGCAGTCTGTCTGCCAGAGCGTACACGGTCAGGAAGTCGGCCGCCTCCCCGCCGTAGATCAGTTTTTTAGGTCGTCCACCTTCGGCGCATCGTCCGCGAGAATAGCGTTTGCGATGCGGCCGACGACGTTGCTGTCCGCCTTGTTTAAGAGGGTCGGCTTGTGCTCGATGGTAAACAGCTTCACGCCGTGCTCGTCGGTCGCCTTCATGATCAGGATGTCCACCAGGAGCTCCATGTCGTTTTCTTTGCTGCGACGATAGAGCCGGTTTTTTTCCGAGAGCGTGACCGGCGATGCGTGCACGACGAGCTTCCACTCCGGCACGTCGATTTTGCGCGTGCCGAGTGAGGCAAAGTGTTCTCTGACGAGGTCGATTGCGTCCATGTGTGTGTTGTGTGTTTTGCCTGCTAAATTAAGCGGTGAGCGTGCTCAACGGACCGTTGCCCTCGAAGGCGATCGAGCCCTCGATAATGCCGTCGAATGACGCGGAGACATTAAACTGGGTCACGATGGCGGCGCCGGAGTAGTAAACGTCGCCGGTGGTGCCGCCTTCTGGATAAAGGTTCAGCGTGACCTGCGAGCCGATGGTGATCAGCAGTTGGCCGGCATCGCCTTCGTCCCAGTAAAGGTCACCAGAAACCGAGAACGATTTCATGGATGCGAGCCGGGTGCGGTAGGTGTCGCCGAGGACGGAGTCCTCGACCGTGTCGGACGAATGGGTGAGACTGTAGTTCCGCAGTTCGCCAATCGTCGTGCTGGACAGTTTGATGAGGCCTTCTCGGCCGAGTTTGGTTGCCATAAAATTTTTTTAGTC